TTTATTAGAGACATTATCAATAAGATGAGTAAATAATATGGAAAAAAATTGGACAAATAATAAGTTTATGTTTTGGACTATGGGAATTTCAGGAGGAATTTTATTGGCAATTTATTATTTTAATTTTATTAACTAACCCTCTCGCCCTTAGCGAAGAGAAATGAAGATGTATGGCACAACCAAAAGGAAAACCTTCAAATAATAAGAAAAAAGAAACTTGGTATCCAGTACTTAGTAAAGATAAAATGAAACTTGCTTTAGAACACGAGGGATTATTAGAATGTTTTGATGTATATCATTTAGACAAAAGAACAATAGAGTTTTTTAAGGAAGATATTTGTGCGTTTATTAACAGAGCTTGTCGGGCAGTTTATTTAAGTAAAAATAATCTCCCATCTCTCCCCAAGGTCTAATGGATAAAAATATATGAGAAAACACCCAGAATTATGTTTTATGTGGTTTATGATAGGATTTACTTCGGCAAGTTGTATAGCTTTATTATGTTTAGTAATTTATAATTGGTAATATGGACTTCTACAAAGAAAACAACAAATTCATAATCCAAGATAAGAAGAGCCGACAATTTGGTGTGGTGTATCTAACTAAGAAAGGGTTAGAGAAATTATATGGTAGAATAGGGGAAGAATTGGGGGTTAGAGATTATCGTAAGGAAGTTCAAGATAAAATTTTATGAACACAATTAATTACTACGGCGAAAGACAAATTTGTAGTCTTTGTGGCGGAGATATGGAAAAGAATAAAACCCGCACTTATAAATTAATCTGCCAGTCTTGCCAAAGAATACACAATAACGAGAAATCAAGGGAGTATCAGAGGAGGTTGAAGAGGAGAAAGTTGACTTTATTATAGGATAGTATATAATTTAAAGTATAAATATAAGTAATTCTTAAATTCGCAAAGTTAAAAAGTAGCAAAAAGATATGTTAAGAGATTGGTCATCTCAAACACACAAGGGAAGATTTAATATATAGATTAAAAAAATGAATTCATACATGAGAGGTTTAAAAAAAATAGCCACAAATTATGGTAAAAATGTAGCTGGTGGTGCTAAAATAGTAAAAGGAGGTATTAAAAAAGTCGGTAAAATTATTGATAAACAATTTGTAGAACCATCAAGAAATCTAAATAGAATCCAAAAACAGAAAGACGAAGAAATGAAAAGAAAAGCAATGATGGGAGAATATAACTAATGCCTACAATTAAGCAAAAGAAAGCATTTGACAAAATCGTTGAAAATCATGGAAATGTGTCAAAGACCATGTTGGAAGTTGGATATACTGAAAATAGTGCAAAAAATCCTAAAAACTTAACCGAGAGTGATGGTTGGAAAGAATTAATGAAAATACAATTACCAGATGAACTTATCGCTATAAAACATAAAGCACTTCTTAATAAAGTAGATAAAGACGGAGAAATAGATGTTCAAGCAGTAACTAAGGGGGTAGATATGGCTTATAAAATAAAAGGTTATTATCCAAAGGAAGGTAATACAATGGCTGTTCAAGTTAATATAAATAAATTTAAGGAATATGAATAAAATAACATATGATTTAGCAAAACAATTAAAAGAGGCAGGATTTCCATTTGGTTGGAAATTAGGAATTACTATTGATACTTTTCCAGAACAACATAGTTTTGAAAAATATCCTACCCTTTCAGAACTTATAGAAGCATGTATTTGTGGAGAATTTACATTAAAAGATGAAGGTGGATTTTGGACTTGTTATGCTTATCATTCTGGTGACTTTAGAACAGAAGGTTCAACCCCAGAAGAAGCAGTCGCTAAATTATGGTTAGAATTAAATAAAAAATATGTGGTATAAAGTTATAAATTGTCCAATTTGTGATAAAGAACTACGTGAAGATAGTGAAGAACATTATTGGCATCTTAAAATACATCAGATATTAAATGATTTAAAAAAACTGGAGAAACAACATAAAATATCGTAAATTTATAGAAGACAATTTTAAAATAGATGAACCAAAAACTGGTAAATTAGTACCATTTGTATTTAATAAGGTTCAAAATAAATATTATGATGAGTTATGTAATGATTATGATATTGAAAATAAAGGTTTAAATGTTCCAGTCCGAGAAAAGATACTAAAAGCTAGACGTGAAGGATTCTCGTCTCTAATCCTTGCTCTATTCGCAACAGATGACCTTTCTCAAAAGAACCCGACAGAAACTCAAGTAATTTCATATAAAGATGATGCAACAAAGACTTTCTCAAAAAGATATCGGTTATACATAGAATCAGCTTGCTATAAGTTATTTGGCATAACAGAACCAAAAGATATTTGGAGTGTAGATAATGGGAATGAATTAGTTTTAAAACATAATGGTGCTAGATTCTATTGTGGTACAGCTAGTTCAAGAGTTGCTGGTCGTGGAGGAGTATTACAAAAACTACTTTTCACAGAATCAGCATTTTATCCTGATACTGAGAAGATGACTGCTAGAGAGATTATAGATGGTACTGCTCGCCAAGTAGATATAAATTCTGGCTGGATATTTTCTGAATCTACAGCCAATGGATATGGAAATTACTATGAATTGATGTATCACCAAGCAAAGAAAGGATTAATACGTTATAAATCACGCTTCTATGGTTGGAGAGAGTTCTACACAGAGGATGAGTTTAAAATAATAAGTTCTGAGTTTGTGGATAGGAATATGCTTATGCAAGAATATCCTGAAACTGATGAAGAAGCATTTATTTCAAGTGGTTCAGCTTATTTTGATAACTCTAAAATAATTGAATATATAAAGAAATGTCCAGACCCTATAGCCCAAGGCTCTATATCTCTAGTAGACAAAGTTCCTGTATTTAGTGAACAACCAAGTGGAAAACTAAAAATATGGGAATATCCGAAAGAATTTCACTCATATGTAATGGGTGGAGATACTGCAGAAGGACTTGAAGATGGAGATAATTCAGTTTTGGAGGTTATAGATGCACAAAGCCTAAGAACAGTTGCTAAGTTTTCAGCTAAAATACCACCAGATGAGTTTACAAAAGTTGCATTTGTTTTAGGACAATGGTATAATTGGGCTTATACAGGCATAGAAGTCAACAAAGACGGATTATGGGTGAATACTGAACTTTTCAAACTTAGTTATCCGAACCTATATTTCCGTGAAGCAATAGACGATATAACTAACAGAGTGAGTTCGAAGGTAGGATTTAAAACAGACGAAAGAACAAGACCATATATCTTGTCAGAACTACAGAGAATGTTGTATAATAATACTGACATATGGACTAATAAAGATTTTCTTGAAGAGTGTTTAACCTTTGTCCGCAATAGAATGGGAAGACCAGAAGCTATGAGTGGTAAACACGATGATGAAATAATGGCAACAGCAATAGCATATGAGATAAGACGAAATGCACCTAAATTATTTACACGACCAGAGATTAAAAATCAAGCCGAATTAAATATTCAAAGAAGATTAGAACGTTTATATGGGCGGAAAAATGATAATAAAATAAGTCAGAATGATTATTTATGAGAACATTTAGTGATATAAAATTTATAAAAGTTATGGTAGTGTTTAACGATGGTAAGGAATATGGGTTTAATATTCCAGTTCAAAAAGGATATGAAGAAAGAACACTACGGAATTTTTCCAATGGTTCAAAATTTGCTTTCAATAGGATAGCTGATAAAATTTGTCATTTAGCAACGTTAAATAATAACAAAACTGGAGAAACTATGTGGTAGTAAATATAAAGAAACAAGATAGAGTAGCAGAAAATTACACTCCAACTGGAGAAGAGTTAGACGTAAATGAGTATTTAAAAAAACGAATCCCTATCTTAAAAGAAACTAAGAAAAATATCTTAGGTAATTTTGATTTCGAGCAATTGATGAAAGATGCTGATAAAGAATATATCCCTCACAATTTAAGAGAAGGCAAATCTAGTTCAGTTATGCTAGTACAAGATGAAATTAAAGGATTACGAGGTTCTAGGGTTGTTCCTATCGGTGATACACAAGCGGATTGGAGAAGTGATGTTTCAGAACCTACCCTACTTTCGAAAGTCCAAACAGCTCTATCAATTCTATTGGGACAAAATCCTGATGCTGTATTTAAAGGTTTAAACGATAAGTATAAGAAAACATCACAATTAGCCTATTCAATATGGAAAAGAAGTTGGATAGTTGCAAAATCAAAAAACCAAATGAAACTAGCTATCTTTGATTTGGCTAAATATGGTTGGTGTATAGGTAGAACATATCCTCGTTACATAGCTCGTAAAGGTAAAGTTTTGGTTGAAATAAATGATGACCATCCAGAAAAGAATAAGTATAAGGATGTAACAATAGTCCAGTACAATGATGTTTATCGAGAAAGATTAGACCCATTTAAGACTTGGATAGATGATATGGCTAATTTGAATGACCCATTTTCAACTAACGATTGGTATTATGAAAAAGACTATTCTTGGGATTTATTCTTAACTGAATTTGGAGACTACGCAAATATAAAATATGTGAAAGAAGGTGGTAAGGTAAAAGAAGATGAAGAAGAATCAATCGAAAGAGAAGATGTTATCACAGTTGGATTCTATGAAAGTGTAGATAAGGACTTATATGCTATCAGAATTCCTAGTCAAGATATTACATTATTCTATTCACCTCTACCTAACGATAAGAAGAAATTGAGTTGTTGGTGGACTGTGTGGAATATACGAAATCCTAAAACTCCTTATGGAATAGGATTATATGAGATAATGAGAAACGATAAAGTTCTTTACGATAGAATGAAAAATATGACAGTAGACCAATTGGTAATGGCTATTTACCCTATGCTTTGGTATTCAGGTGCTGGAGGAATAACAAACGATGGAGAAATGACTATATCTCCTGCAGTAATTAAACAGAAAGCTCCTGGGACAACAGTTGAACAAACAGATATTAAATATGACCCTAGAGGTTGGGAAGGTGTAGAAAAAATAAGAGACCAGATAGATGACACTACTGGAATAACACCAACACTACAAGGTCAAACTGAAGCAAAGACACTTGGTCAAAGTCTACAAGACAAAGAAGGTGCATTAAAGAAGTTATCAATTCCACTTGGGAATATATCTCAAATGATAAGCGATGAAGCATATATATCACTTTCTTGGATGAAACAAATATATTCTATTCCAGAAATTAAAACATTTTTAAGTGAGGAAGAAATACAAGAATATGCAGACGAAACTGGAAGAACTGCACAAAATGTGATGACAACTAAAATTAACTCTGAAACTGGAGAACCAGAAGAAATGCAGGCTGATTTTTACCCACAATTAGAACTATCATTAGAAGATAGGGATGGAATGTTGGTTGAATCAAAAGAAAATAGATTCTTCAATTTGGGTATTGATATTCCATTAAGTACACTTGACTGGGAGGGAATGATTGAAATTAAGACTGATTCAATGTTAAGTCCTACTCCTGAATTGGAACGTCAAAGAAAGATGGAACTGTTTAATTTATTGCAACCAGTCATAGCTCAAATATCACTTGCTATTAAAACAGATGTAGATACTGCTATTTCTTTAGCAAAACCAGTCTATCAGTTACTTGAAACACAAAACGAAAAACCTAATCTATGGCTACCCGATGAACTAATCAAAGCCATGGAAAATCCAGAGGAATATAAAACAAAACAGCAAGAAGAAATGGCTAAACAACAACAAATGATGATGGAACAGCAAGCAATGGCAGGAGAAAAGGCTAAAAACGCCAACTCATTGTTCTTACCAGCAGAAAAAGGAGGTAAGGTCGTACCTTCTTCAGATATTTCAAATCCTGTTGCGGATACGCTTAAAACTGCTAGTAAAATGGGGGTATGATTTTAGATAAACAAACCAAAAAAAATATACGTGGTTTAATGCAAGACCCAAGATGGAGTTCATTTGAATTTGCTTTCCAAGAATATTTAAAAATAAACTTCTTGGAAAATTCAGCCAAGCAGAGTAATGAGTTTGATACTATATGGTACATAGCTCATAACGAAGGTGGAAAATACCATCTTAATAACTTTATTAATCAATTAGAAACAAACGCACAAAATGATTAATTTTCCTTTTCAGTATAAAAATAAAGATTTAGTAGTAGATTTTAATTGGGATGAATCGGTCATTCCTTGCAAAAAGGTTAGAATAACATTAGGAAAACGTGAAGTAATTTTATCTAGAGAAGAATTTTCAACCCTTATGGCTATATTTGCTAACGACAATCAATTAGAAGATATAATTCAGACTAACAAGACAGACTTTGTGTCTATTGAACGTATGCTTAGAGTTAAGACACATAAAGACCTAAAAGCAGAAGAAAGTCTAGTATTCCCTTATGTTTATTGGATTCCTAGGACTGAATATGAAAAATTAAAAGCTGATGGAGAGATGGTTAGATTAGTAGAAGACGATAAGAAACGATTAATTGAATATATTTCCGAGAATGAGGCAATAAAAGAAGTTAAAGATATGTTAATTAATGGTCGTATTAAAAATAATACAAAAAATAAAGATATGGAAGATGACAATCTAGATGATATTGAGGTTTCTGATGAAGAACAGTCTACAGAAACAGATAATGAAAACATAGAATAGTTTGAAATGTGAATACGGTCGGTAATTCACTTGACAAAATTATAAGTAATAAAGTATAATGAAAACAATGGATAAAACTAAACCAAAAGATAAATATGTTAGTAAGGAAGATTTTGAAGGATTCAAAACATCAGTAGTTAGTATTTTAGAAAATATCTCAAATAAATTGAATAGTGAACCAGAAAGAAAAGTTATGACAGCTACGGTCAAAGAAGATAAGATAGATGCTGGAAGTGTATCTACTTCACCATCTTCAGAACCAGTTGTACATAATTTAATACCAGAATATCAAGTTATTTTTGATAAGTATTTTGATATGGACGATGGATTTAAAGGAATGATTAAGGGAGTAAACTTTAAAATAGAAGTACCCTTGAAATTGAGTAATGCACAGGAGGCACATAAAACGTTCTACAAAAATGACATCAGGCATAAGATTCTAGATGGACATGATATGGAAGGTTCTATTGATAAATATTGTAAACTTGTGGCACAAAATTTAAACTATAAACGTAACATAAAGTTAAAAATATAATGAAAATTGGTAAAAACAAATTAAAAATGAGTTCTGGTGAGATAAGGACATTCAAATCAGAACAAAAGAGAAACAATTTTGAAAAAGTCGCTAAAGCAGTTAAACATGGTTTTAAACCAACAAAATAATATGACAAAATTAGACAACATAACACTATACAAAGCATTATCAGATACTAAACTAGGTTCTTTACCTGGATTCAAGTTTGCTTACGCTATATCAAAGAATTTAGCAATTTTGAAGACAGAAATAGAAGCATTACAAAAGGCATTAGAACCATCAGAAGAATATAAAAAATACGATGAAAAAAGAATTGGATTAGCCATAAAATATTCTAAAAAAGGTGAAAATGGAGAACCAAAAACAATAGTAAATCCAACTAACCCAAATATTTTTGAGTACGAATTAGAAGATAAAGAAGGATTCAAAAATGAGTTTGAGGGGTTAAGAGAAGAGAATAAGGACGTAATTTCAGCACGTGAAGCTCAAATAAAAGAACAGGATGAATTTCTTAAGACAGAATCAACTCTGGAGCTTTACAAGGTATCATTGTCAGATGTTCCACAGAATATTACAGTCGCACAAATGCAAGATATATCACCAATAGTTACAGAAGATATATTATCACCGATTAGCAAAGGCACATTATAAATTTAATATGCTATCAACTTGGAGATTCCTGTAAGTGGCTACAATCTAGCCCTGAGGAGAAAAAGGTTTACCTCCAAGTTACCTATTCTCTTAAGAGCTAGATTACAGCCACCTACAGAACGTTGGTGGCTTTTTGTTCTTCCTACTTTGGGGAAGTAAATATCAAAGTAAAAAAATGACAAAAGAAAACATACAGGAAGTAAATGAAACAGAAGTTATAACACCTGAGGTTGATGAAACCGAAGATACTGATGATGAAATTGATACAGATAAAATTATCGTTCCACCATTAGAGGAAAAACCAACCGAAGAAGATGTAGAACAACTAAAATCAGTTACTTCTGAAGAAAAAATAGAAGAGGAAAATACAGAAATAGAAAAAATTGATGAAATTCCCGCTCTTAAACAATCTAAACCAGTAGAGGGAGAAACTCCTAGGGAAAGAGCTTTACGAATACAAATTCAAGAATTACGAGAGAAAGTTAGAGCTAAGGATGAGATAATAAAAATATCTCCAACACCTATATCTAATGAAGAATATGAAAAATTAAAGGAAGTTTATAATGATGATGAGTTAGATAAATTTGAAAAATTATTTGATGTTATTGGAAGGAAAAAGGGCTATGTAAAAGCTGAGGAAATCTATACCAAAGATGGTAATGATGTACTAGAGCAATTCATAGAAAAACATCCTGAATATAAACCAGAGAATGACCCAGATGATGTTCGATGGAACACATTTAAAAGAATTCTAACAAATGATTATAATCGTGCTGGAAAACAGCCAAAAGAACTTGCTAGACTTTTTGATAAAGTAAATCGAGATGTTCTTGAAGAATTTGGAGAAAGTGCTAAAACCATAATTAAACCAAATGAACGTAATGCTGAAATACTAAAGGTAAAAAGTGTTTCTCATGCTGGAGGAACAAAAACAGAAATCGCAAAAAAATCTAATGCACCAACTGACCCAACAGTTAGAAAGATGTTTAAAGATTTTGATGACGAAGATTTCTAATTATTAATAATTTACATAAGATTTAATTGGAGTAAACTCTTATGCTATTTAAACATGGCTTACACACGAATTTCAGGCTCAGACCGTGGCACAATCAAGAGAACAATCTCTTCATTGGCTTGCTCAGTCGGAGACCTACTCGTTTATAGCAGAACTGGGGCAGTGGTTGAAGCTGCACAAGCAACATCAGAAATAGACAATCTAGCTGGTGTTTGTGTTGCTGCAACAACAACAGCTGATACAGAAGTTCTCTTACAGAGAATTATGCCTGGTGATGTATACAAAGTAGGAACAGTAAACACAGCAGATGCAACCCATAATTACCAAAGAATGATTTGGGGAACAGGGCATACTGTAAACAACACAGGAACAGACGTTGCAGGAGATACAGGATTATTTATGCAAACTGGGGTAGTCGGAACCAGCGAAGTAGTTGGTGAATTTGTCACTGGCTCACACGGAGATTAAAAATTAACTTAATTTAGTTACGTAAAGTAATTAAATAAAATATATGAGTTCACCATTCGTTTTAGGGCAGTTTGTAGATTCTACAAATAATGCCATTCAAAAAATAATAAAAAAAGAGGCAGAACCAGAGTTGCAATTTAAAAAGTATTACAACTTCAGAACTACCCAAGATTTGATTGAGAAGGATTCTTCAATTTCAGGTCTTAAAGAAGCTGAATTTACAGATGAGAATGCAGAAGTAACAGAAGATGTACCAGTACAGGGTTTTGACCAATCATATACACAGCAACAGGTAGATATAATGCTTGCTATGTCATATCAAGTCTATAAGTTCGGTTTTACAAAGAGAAAATTAACTAATTTCGTAAAACAAATTACTAATGCTCTTAACCGTAAAAAGGAAAAATTAGCAGCAGAACGTCTAACTAACGGATTTGCTACAACTTGGTCTCATACAGGTATCGGTAAGATTACTACAATCACCAACACTGGTGGAGATGGAATTGAACCTTGGAACACAGCTCACACACGTGAAGATGGAGGAACATCAATGAACAACGTTGTTTATGATGGTACTACTTACTCACTACCATTTGATTATGCTGGTTATAAGGCAGCACAGAGAACCGCAGGTCTATTCGTAGACCCACGAGGTAATCCTATGCCTGCTAGCTTAGACACATTGGTCTGTAAGAAAAATTCTTCCGTTCATTTTAAGGCACAAGAAATTCTTGGTGCTATAAAGAAAGGATTAATAGCAGAATCTAATGACCATGATGGTTCAGCATTACCTGCTTTCAAAATTCTTGCACTTGATTACCTAACAAAAGATGCAGCATGGGGAATGTTCGATTCTTCCTTGCTATCTGATGAATATGGTTTTCAACACATTGAATCAGAAGCTAACAATGTTGACCCAGTAAATATCGTAGCAAAGACACGTGAAATGCAAATTGTTGGACACACATTGTTTAAACAAGGGTTCAACGATGTAGCACGTATGTGGGTCTGGTCGGAAGGGGATTCGAGTACGACATAGAATTAATATCTTGTCAAGTAGTTACAATATAACTTGGATTTATTAGAACTTGGAGGCAATAGAGATTTTACGCAGTGGGTGAGGTTTGGAGACCAATACGCTATACAATGTACTATCTCTTAAATTATATGACTTATAAAGGAAAACCTTATTCAAGCCCAAAAAATATATTTCTAAGCAAAGGTCTTTTGAGGTTTGGAGCAAAATATACATCAAATCCATTTGGTGATGAAACATATGGATTGTATGTAGATAACTCAGGGAATCTAATTTATAGAAATCTAACTACTTCTACCACTCTTGGAGCGGCTGGAAGTGGAGGAGGTTCAGCACCTTCTTGGGATTCTATATTTGCAGGTGACCAAACAATGCAACTTGGTGCATTATCAACCTTCACGATTGATAGAAATTCAGGTAATAATGATGTCTTAACAATTACTAATACTGGTGCTGGTTCAGGAGATTTAATTCAAATAACCAACGTTGGTACTGGTAAAGATATCATGGGAACATCAAGTACTTGGTCTTTCTCGAAAGCTGGTGATATGGTGGCAAACAAAGCTGTTTTTGCAGGAGATGATGGAGTAGATTCAATCACTCTTACTGTAGGAGATGTAGCAATCTCTGATGGTTCATTAACACTTATAGACGCTGATAATGCAACATCTTTAAGTATTACTAATGCAACAGCAACTACTGCTACAGTTATCGCTTTCGTAGGTGGAGGAACATTTACTGGTAGTACTACGTCATCATTCTTTACAGTTACAGCTACTGGTTTAACTACGGGTACAGTAATGTATATTCCTGTGGCAACATTAACTACAGGTAAAGCATTAGATATTGTAGGTACAACTACACTAACGACTGGTATTTTGGTGAATATCGAATCAGGAACTACTGGTACTTCTCTAACGGGAGCTGGTAGAATGCTTTATGTAAACCATACTGGTACTGGTACAAGTACAGGTACTTTGTCTGAATTTACATCAGCAGCAGCCGATGAAACTGTTATTTTGAAAGCGACAGCTTCTGGAGTTCTAGCTGCAGGAACAATTCTATCTGTATCAGGTTCTTCAATGACGACTGGTACAGCAATAGGAGCAATTGACCTTGATGCACTTACAACAGGTAAAGGATTACATATTGCTTCTGCTGCAACTGCAATCGCTACAACAGGTAGATTACTTTACGTAAATCATACAGGAGCTACTTCTACTTCTGGAATATTAACAGAGTTTGCTACATCAGCAACTGATGAGACTACTGTTGTGAAAATAACAACAGCTTCAATGATTGATGGTATAGCTTTGAACATTGTTGGAACAACTGGTATGACTACTGGTTCTTTGATTAGAGCAACAACGTCAACAGCAGGGGCAGTAGCAACCAATGGTATTTATTCTTTCAAGAGTACTGGAGCATTTACTTCTACTTCAAACGCAGGTTTAGTAGATATTGGTGCAACTGCAACAACTGCAGGTACAGTAGTGCATATAACATCAA